GCCCGAGCAGGTCCGCGATGAACGCGTCCCAGTCGGTGCCGCCGCCGGAGTAGGGCTTGTTCGCGCCCTTCTTGAAGATGTGGTCGTTGTTCGGCTTGAGCGGGGTGCCCTTGTAGACCGTCCCCCTCGAACCCGAGGGCATGGACGGCTGGGCGTTGCCACCGCGGATCGCCGCGGCCTGCTGGGCCGCGGGCTTCCCCGGGTTGTACGGTACGCCTGCCATGGCTCCTCCTTACCAGCCGAGCGTCTTGATGAGGTCCTGGTTCGCGCGCCCCGCGGACTCGCCGCGGAGGCCCTGGATGCGACCGGCGTACGCGTTGCCCGCCGACACGCCCTGCTGTCCGAGCAGGCCGTAGATCTGCGCGAGCGCGTTGTAGTTGTCGCCGATCAGCGCGCCGCGGTCGATGCCGCCGGCGAGCGAGTCCCGAGCGCCGAGCTGCTGGATGAGCTGGCTCTCGCCCTGGTTGATGTCGCTGTTGCGGCGCTCGTACTCGCTCATCATGTCGTCGTAGCCCTGCTTGTAGAGCCCCGACGAGCTCAGGCCGCGCGCGGCGAAGTCCTCGCCGATGTTCTCGATGTCGCGGTCGCGCGCCTGGCCCCAGTCCCGGCGCTGGTTGTCCACGGCCTGGAAGCCCTGGTTGCGCTGGAAGAGCAGCTGGGCGAGCTGGTCGACAAGGTCGTTCGAGGCCACGGTGGCCGCGTTGCGGAACACCGAGTCCTTGTTGAACCAGTCGACGTCGGTCATCGGCGGGGGTGCCGCCGGACCGGGAGCCGCCATCGCCGGCGCCGCCGGGCCGTCGTAGCCCGGCGTGTAGCTCGGTCCAGTCGACGGGGGCGCCGTCGACGTCATGCGCGGCTGCGCGACCCCGGGGCTCGGTGCCTTGGTGGGCGCCACCGCCGGGCTCTTCTTGAAGATGCTCGTCTGGCCGGGGTTGACGATGCTCTTCGAGATCGCCTGCTTCCCGCCACTGCCGGTGAGTGCCATGTCCTATCTCCTCGTGAGTTGCCGCTGCAGGGCGGCGGTCTTGTACTGGTTGTTCACGTCGCGCTCGCGGTAGCCGGTCGGGTCGACCCGACCCATGGTGGCCGCGCTCGAGGCGTTGAGCCCGTAGCGCTTCACTCCGGTGGCGGCCCGCCTCTGCCCCTCGGTGATCGAGGCTGAGATGGGAACGCCACCCGGGATCGCGCCCGCGCCCGTGAGACGGACAGGCAGGACTCGCATACCGCGGGGCGCGACAGGACGCCGGACCATCGCAAGTGAACGAGCCATCTGAGTCTCCCTTTCACTCGGATCTTACTGGACCAGCTGCGGAATCCGGGCCTTGACCTCGGTGTTGACGGTGAGTGCCACGATCCGGCACGGCGCGGTGGCGCTGGTGCCGTCGTTGGTGAGCCGCACGTTGAACGTGACCCGGCGGTAGCGCTGATCCACCTGCGGGAACGAGACGTTCACGCGGTACGGCGCGGCGTACGGGAAGTCGATGTCGCGCTCGACGATCGAGCTCACCGCCATGGGCTGGTCCCAGGTGCCGGACTCGAGCCCGTCCCAGCCGTCGACGACGTCCTCCATGTCGTCCCAGTTCGCCTGCGCCGCGTCGAGCTGGATCGGCTCCACGGTGCCCTGCACCTGGCGCGCGGTGAGCACGTCGACCGACCAGCCCCAGAGCCGCTTCCAGGAGTCCGGCTGCTCCCAGTCGAACGCCTTGGTCTGGATCTCGCAGACGATCTCCTCGGTCGAGCTCGGGTCGAAGAAGTCCTGGATGCGGTAGAGCCCGCGCAGCCCGGCCGCGGACATCGCCGTGTAGCCGTACGCGACGTCCGGGGTGAGGTCGTCCTCGCGGCGCGGCCGGCGCTTGAACACGCCGACCATGGTGGTCGGGCTCTCCCAGGTGCTCCAGGTGCCCTGGTCCAGGTCGAGCACGTAGGTGATCCCGCCGTACCAGACCAGCGCCCGGCGGCCGAACACGCTCACCGCGGTGACCGTCTCCAGGCCGACCGTGGTGGCCGGCTGCAGCCGGACCTTCTGCTGGTCGTTGAGCGGGTAGTAGTTGTAGCTCACGAACCGGTACAGCCGCCCGGCGCTGAGCACCAGGAACGAGAACTCGTACTGGTCCACGGCGTCGGCGTTGTCCGCGCCGATGGTGCCGTTGAGCAGCTCGAGCCGGCCGGAGAGCGGGCTCGAGTCGTACTTGAAGAAGTAGGTCGAGCCGTTGCGGAAGATGAAGATCTCCGCCGAGCCCGCCTTGAGGCACGAGATCCACTGGCCGTCGCCGGCCGAGACGTCGAAGAAGTCCTGCGCGGTGTTCCACTCGTCCACCGTGGTCGGGCTCACGCCGAGCGCGTCGATGCGGGAGAAGTAGATCCGGCCGCGCTCGCTGCCGAGCTCCTGCGAGATCAGCCAGAACCGACCCTTGAACAGGAGCAGCTGCTCGCCCTTGGGCATCTTCATCGCGCCCGAGTCCAGCGCCGTGAAGCTCGAGCCGTTCCAGTAGCCGCCGCTGGCGGTCGCCGAGCAGATGTAGAGCCGGCTCTTGTACTGCGCCGCGCCGGACGCCACGATCGAGCTGATCTTCGTGTAGGCGAACGTGGTGAGGTTGCAGATCCAGGTGCCGCCGGCCGAGCTCACGACCACGTAGTCGATGCCGCCGAGGTCGGTGTAGTAGCCCACCGTGCGCATGTACGCGGCCTCGGGCGCGTTCGCCACCTTCACGATCGGCGGCCGGGAGACCAGGCCGCCGTTCACGTCGACGTCGAAGTTCTTCACGTCGGCGAACTCGTTGTTGAGCAGCGTGGTGAGGTCCGCGGCGTTGTTCAGGCCGCCGGACATGTCCTTGAGGACGATCTTCCGGGTGCGCGAGCCGCGGCCCTTCGCGGTCGGCGGGTTCGCCGGGCGCCCCGGCCCGCGCTGCGCCATCAGAGGTCCTCCTCGCGCACGGTCGGGCTCGGGTAGAGCGTCGCCCGCGGCACGTTCTCCTGGTTCGCGAGCAGGTTCATCCCGTTGAAGAACTCCTGCTGCTTGTACTGCGCCGCCTCCCAGTCGCCGTCGAGCTGGTAGGCGCGCGCGAGCACGCCGTCGACGACGCGCTGGAAGTACCGGTCCGGCACCTGCAGGTCGTCGCCGAGCGCGGTGAGGTCGCTCGGCCGGCGCTGGTAGAACATCCGGAAGGTCTGCACCTTGTTCGGCACCGGGTAGACGTAGATCGCGCCGTCGCGCTCGTACCAGAGGTCCGGGACGCTCGACTCCTTATCGGCGTCGCCGGTGTACTCCATGATGTAGCGCTCGGCCTCCTGGAACGTGTAGCTTGCGAGCGGCTTGCCGTCGAGGTGGATCGACTCGATGTACTGGACGAGCGAGGCCGGGAACGCGTAGACGTCCTGGCCAATCACGGTGACTGATTCGAGCACCTCCTTGAGGATCGGGTTCTGCGAGACGATCTCCTGCTGGACGACGTTGATCCAGCCGAGGATGTCGGCGTCCGTGGCCTGGCGGCCGTCGGTGTCGCCGAACTGGCGCTTCACGTAGAGCGCGACGTCCTGACCCGTCTTGGTGAAGATCTCACTGGGCATCAGCCGATCACCAGCTTCCCGCGCTCGGTGCGCTTGCGCATGCGGAACTCGAACTTGTCGGCGGTGCTCGCCTTGCGGTCGGCGATCTCCCGCTCCTGGCGGACGTGCCGCGCGGTGCGCAGCGCGTCGAACTTGTCCATCTTCCGGCCGGCGCGGTTCATGTCGCCCTCGAAGATGATGGCGAGGATGCGCTCGTCGAGCATGCTCTCCGGGAAGCTCTCGACCACGTACTCCGGCGCGTGCGTCGGGCGGTGGATCACGGCGTACGGCTTGTCGGGCTGGCCGACCAGGTACGGGTGCCCGGCGGGCAGGCGCTCGAGGAAGAGCCGGTCGTCGTAGTCGTTGACGGCCTCGGCGAGCCACCTCGCGTGCTCGGGGATGCCCAGGGTGCGGAAGTCGATCATGAGACTCAGATTACAGCAGAAGGGCCCCCGCACCGTGAGGTAGCGGGGGCCCGTCCGAGGGGATCTGACTAGATCTCCTTGATGCCGTTCAGACGACCGTGCGCGTTGCGCTTGTAGGTCGTGAGCTCGGAGTAGTTGCGGAGCTCGGCGATGAAGGCGTCGTATCCGGGGATCTTCTGCCAGATGCCGCCCTGCTCGTCGATGTACTCCCAGCCGACGTTGGTGTTGAGGATGATCTCCTTCTCGTCCACGAACCACGCGGTGCGGGCCGGGGCCTGGAAGTCGGTCAGGATGGGCACGTTGCCGTAGGGCGTCGAGAACGCGAGCTCCCCGAGGCCGCCCTCGAGGTCGGTCTTGTTCACGTACGTGCGCATCTGCTCGAGCGCCGACCAGTACGCCCGGTACACGCCCGGGGTCGTGAAGATGCGCGTGGCCTTGGAGCCCTTGCGGCGCATCTCGAGCACGACGTTGTCCATGTCGAGCTCGTCGAGCGTGCCGTCGCCGGCGACCGGGGTCTTGACGATGGCCTTCCAGTCCGGGTAGCTGGCCGGGTCGATCCCGTACAGCACGCCGGTGTTGGTGATCATCGCGCCGAAGCCGGCCCACTCCTTCTTCCAGGAGTTCGTGCCGACCGAGGCGGTCTCACGCGAGCTGCGGACCAGCGCGTCGCCCGTGGTCGTGACCACCGCCACGTCGAACGTGACGACCTTGGTCGACTCGTTGATCGCGGTGATCGTGAGGTACTTGGACGCGTTCGCCGGGGTCGGCACGGCGTTGCCGAGCGTGGCCGCGGTGAGCACGTCCACGCGCATGCCGACCTCGAGGTAGCGCACGTCGTCGAACGTGTGGTTCACGTTCGAGGCGGCGCCGGCCGAGACCTTGGCGAGCGTGCCGGTGCCGTCCGAGTAGACCTGGCGGTTCTGGTCGTACGCGAGGTCGGTCTTGACCCGCGAGAGCTCCTCACCGACGTAGTCGATGAACGCCTGGGGGTTGGTCTTCGCCTGGCGCATCGTGTGGCCGGTGACCTGCACCGTGCCGTAGAGCGACTTGAGGACCGTGGTGCCCCGTGCGTAGAGCTGCTGGCCCGCGGTGGGCAGCTTCTCCAGCTCGTTGCGAGCGCCGATGCCGTGGTTGCGACCGAAGTGCGCCACGAAGGCGATGCCGTCGCCGCCGACGTTGGTGATGTTCTTGCCGGTCGACTTGATCTTGGTGAGGGTGGGAGTCTCACTGTTGATCTGGTCGTTGACGCCCTCGCTGTAGATCTGCTTCAGGATCGCGTCACCGATGGCCATGGAGATGCCGTCAGCCATGCCTGCTTCCCCTTCCTGGGTCTCTGTGCGTTTCAGACCGTAACCAGGAGGCACGCGTCCTTGCTCAGAGAGTAACAGAGACTCAGGTTACAGAAGCAATCTCTCGGCGTGGCGCGTCAGATGATCGTGTTGGCGCGGCGGTACTTCTCGGCCAGTACGTCGGCAGGGATCGGGTAGAACTCTCCCTTTACTTCGTTGAAGGCCATGCCGTCGCCGGGCTCGAGGTATGCCGTGCCGCGCGCGGTGGTGACGAAGATCCGGGCGGGGGCGTCACCCTCGGCGTCGTGGTAGCGGGCCGTGCCGAACGCGCTGAGGTCGAGCACCCAGTCGATGATGGGCGACGCGGCCTCGGCGCTGCCGTCCCAGACGGCGATGTCGATGAACGACGGGACGGTGGTGTACCGCTCCGCCACGAGCTCGCTCACTCGGACACCACCGGGGCGGTCTCGGCGATGGCCTTGTGGCTCCACATCGACGCGTCCTCGAGGTGCGTGAACGCGAGCGACTTGGCTCGGCCCGGCACGAGCAGCGCGTCGAGCTCCTCGGCGAACCGGCGGAACAGGATGCGCACGTCGCGGTGGAGCGGCAGGGTCGCGTTCGCGCCCTCGATCGTGGCCTTGTGGAAGCCGAACCGGTGCTCGATCTCCTCCGCGCCGAGCGAGACCCGGCTGGGCGACACGTCCGGTACGACGTCGAGCGGGGGCTCCCAGCCGGTCGGCTGCTTCGGGATGAGCCCGATGAGCTTCTGCGCGAGCTCGATCGGCCGCGAGCTGACCAGCTCGGCGCCGGTCAGGAAGCCCGACGCACTCACGCCCTCCTCGTCCGCGATCATGTAGTTCCAGCGGTCGTAGTTCGGGTCCTTGTGGAACTCGCCGAGATAGCCGTCTCCGCGGAGGATGAGGTTGATCTCGTTGATGATGCGCTGGGTCACGAAATGTACCGTCCGTTCGGGTTGTCGGCGCCCATCTGGAGCGCCAGCTGGTACGCGGCCTGGGCGCGCGCGTCGGGGGTGGAGAGGTCGGTCTTGACCGGCGGGGTCTGACCATTGCCGCCGCCGAGGATGGCGGGCGCTGCGGGGCGCTGCGCGGCGTACCGTCGCGCGACGCTGTTCTCGTAGTCCTTCATCTCGTGGAACGCGGCGGTGAGGTCGGGGCCCTTGCCGGTCTGCGCGTTCACGAACGCCCGGCGCTGGACCTCTTCGCGGTCGAACGCGCCGTAGCGCTGCTCGAGCGCGTTGAGCTCCTGCTCGATGCGCTGACGGCCCTGGGCGATGATCTGCGCCTGCTGCTGCTGCTGGCTCCACTGC